GGTTTCTAATTGATATATATTCACATTTTACACATTTTTTTTGCATTTTTAACTTTTTCTAGTACCGTTTTAGTACCATTTAAAGTAAGTACTTAGCTTTCATATAACCAACTACACCATTATACTCAACTTTTGCATATCCTTTACTGATATACATTACATTGACCTTTGTTTTATTCGGAAGCTTTTTCTTCAGGACTTTTGTTCTTGTTTTGTTCCAGATGTTTAGTCCTTTTTTTGTTCCAAAAACTTCCTTAGTCCAAGTCTTTTTGAACTTTTCAAACGTTCCGTAAGTTCTTTTCAACTTAGCCGGAGTATCTCCCCACTTTTCAAGATAAAAATGTGGAGTATCTACAGGGCTAACCCAGTCACCACCCCAGGCAAGACCAACTTTCTTTGACTTGGCAATTTTAGCAACTTTTTTTATGCCTTTGTTGTTATATGTGTCATCAGTGATTCTTCCGTCTCCGTCTACATCATACTTCAAAGCAATGTCAAAAGCAATTCCCCACTGGTGCTGGCTGGAATAGTCGCTTCCTTTTGCATTGGTTACAATGTTTCCTTTCTTTGTTCTGCCCTGAGCATACAAAGCGTCCTGCTCTGCCTTGCTTCTAAATCCCTGCGTAATAATAAGATATATTCCTTTCTTTGCACACTGCTTAAGCAATAAAGTTAACTTGTAATTAAGCCAAGGATGTAACTTAGTTCTGTCAATTCTAATATCGTGTTCTTTTTTCATTATTCTTCCTCACTTTCCATTACTTTTATACCGTATTCTTTAGCACAAGTATTCTCAATCCTACATCCTCTGTACTTATCCCAATCCTTACAAAAATATGCAATATCTGCATTTGCCAATAGTTCTAAACTCTTGCCTAAAAACCATAGTGGTTTGGCATCATGCGGAGCATTTTCGAAAAAACTGTCAATGATTTCTACATCCTCATTGTATGTTTCTTTAATTCTATTAACTGCTTTTGTTCTTTCTTCTTTAATCTGGTCATCTGTTTTGTCTCTCATTGGCTGACTTATAAATGCTTTCATTTGTCTATTCCTCCACTTCCGGCAATCCTGCCACTGATGTTGCCACACTTAATATTCCTGCAAGTACTGTTGCTGACACAACCACCTTCCAGTCAACTGCTGCTAACACTGCTGCAGAACCGATTGTTGCAATAAATGTCTGCGCCATTGTTTTTACAGCTCTGACAGCTGCTGCCTTAATCCATTTCTTTGTCTTGTCACTCATTCGTTTACTCCTTTCCCTGCTTCATTGGCAGTTCCTTTACTCTCTTATAAATTTCTGTTCCTGTTCCATTTCCGCCCAGTGCGTGATATGCCTTGTATAAATGTTCAAAATCATCCAAAGCCTCAACTGATATATGCTCCTGAGCTATGTACTGTTTTCCCAGCGTGTATATCTTGTTATGCAAAATTGCAATAACTCCGTCCTTAATTAATTTATATGATGAATTATTTAATTTGACATAATTAACTGCACTAACAAAAATTGCACCGATTAATGAAGGAATCCCACACAAGGATAAAATCTGATAAAGTGTCATATGTTTTTCCTCATCTTTCTCTGTTTTTGGGTATAAAAAAAGGACCTTTAAGGTTCTGCTCTAACATTTACTGTAACTTTCGTCAATCCACCATCCATATTGCATGAACCGGTATACACATTCCTTTTGAAATTGTTAAAGGTCCAGAAAATCCATAATAATTAAAAGATACTGTGCCCCCTGGATTAATTGTCATCATCCATCTGGCAGTTGTCTTATTTTTTATATCTCCCTGTTGAATAGACCATACATTGCGAGAAGGTCTCATATCCTCAGGAATGTTTCTAAACAAACTATCATGATCTGCAAAACTTGTTGAATTTGTTATAATACCCACCAATTCCACAGTTTTCCCAACTCTTCTAATTTTAGGTGCATCAGTAGTGGACCATGCTGATATGCCATATCCACATTCAACCGATTTCCAGCCTGTATCATACACTTCTCCGGATGTTTCAATAAGGGTTAACTCCTGCCAATCCTTCCAGCCGGCATTTTCATAACGCTTATAAATCACATTGTTCTTTACATCAGGAATAAATATCTGAAACTTAGTTGCTGTTTCCCCTTCAACATAAAGCATTCCCCAGTTAGTAACAGGTCTGTTTGTTCCTGCTGTTGTCTTTATGTGATACACTCCATTTTCTGTTAATGTATTCCAATCCACTGCTGATGTTATGGTTTTTGTACCCAAAAAAATTTTTTTGAGGTTAGACAGAAAACTGCCTAACCCCTCTTTATTTAGATACGTATTTTGTATTTTTGCCATTATAACGCACCTCTTTTTTTAATTATTCTGTAATGCCAAATAATGCATTTATCTCTTTGTCTGAGATTGCTGTATAAGTAGTTCCTTCCAAAGTTGCCACTTTTGTTTTTAATGATGCAATATCATTCTTGTTTGTTGCTACCTGGCCATTTGCTAATGCTGTTACTGCACCTGCTTTTTCATAATTTGTGCTTGCTGTGTAAGCTGCGCTTCCAAGACCTTTTACAGCTACATCTGTTCCGTCAACGGAAACTGTTCCATTTGCTGTACCTGTTTTTACTGACTGAACTGCAGTATCAGCCTTTCCTAAAGAAGTCTGAACATCTTTTGCTAATTTTGCCTTAGAAACATTACCATCAGCAATTTTAACTGTTGTTACCGCATTAGTTGCTAACTCAGTAGCTCCAATAGAACCAGCTACAACAGAAGCACTAATTTCTCTTGTGGTTGAATCAATTGAAATCTGAATCTTAGTAGCATTTGCTTTTGCCTTATAAATATCAACAAGAGTACCTACGTTAATATATACCTTGTCATTTGTAGCATTAGCTTACTAAATATGTACCTGCACTTGTTGGTGCACCTGTTCCTGTTGGAAGTGTCTGTGCAGTGTAAGTTTTAACCTCACCACTGGATACAACCATATCCTTTGGAATGTCAATTGTTGCAATATTCTTTCCATTCTGTTTTAAAGTATAAGACTTAAACATTCCGGCTGTTGTTGTAGTATCAACAGTAACTTCCCCTGCTGTTTTTGTATCACCTACAGCAGATTTAATTTCGTTTACTGCACTTACAAGGTCTGTTTTCTTAGATGTTGTTAAATTAGCCAGTGTTCCTATTTTATTTTCCGTATCTGCCTTTGCATCACTAACAGCTTTTGATACAGAACCTGCTCCTGTACCATTTAATGTTGCTATTGCATTCGTATTTGCCTTAACCTGACCATCTGCTAATTCTTTAACTTTTGTTGCAGCTGTTCCTGATGTTTCTTTTGTGTCAATTAAACTTTTTACCTGTTCATTGTAAGTTTTTAATCCTTCAAGATCTAAATATTTCTTTTCTGTTGCCATTTCTTTTCTCCTCTTCTACTTAAACATTTTATTTATATCTTCATTTGAAACTGAATTTATAGCTTCACCTACCAGTACATACTGCCTGTTTTCTTCATCCCATACGAAAATGTTTTTTTCAGACATGTTTATGTACAATGAATCGTCTGTTCCTTCACTTGGAAGAACATACTTCTTTACTATCTGACATTGCTCTTTTCCTGTTAACTGCACCCACTCATTATCATAAAACCAAAGATACCCTGTTTTTTTTACATAGTAAAAGCATTCTGATACAGCCTGTAAGGATTTCCTTTCCTCTTCTGTTTCAAGAATGCTTATACTATCATAAAACGTTCTCCTGTCATTTAAGTCGAACACAATCCGCCCCTTATCTTTTAAGAAAATAAGTTGTCCGTTTTTTATTGCAATATCCTGTAACTTGTTTAATTCAGTTCCAATAATAGATAACAAGTGTTTGTTTTCATTCATAATCTAACACTCTCCTATATCTCTGTTATATAAACTGAACCACTTCCTTCAATCTTCTTCGCTATGTCTTCTTTGTCCTGTTCTGTCAAAACATAGTTACTTCCATTGAATTTTCCATTTTCAGCATCTTCTCTCACTGACTTTGCTATTTCTTTTGTTTCCTCCATAATGTTTTCAATTTGTTGTCTGAAACTTGGCTCATCATCAGTGGAAACTACTTCTCCAGGTCTTGCTCTTGGTTCCACCGGAATAATAAGCTTTTTCATTGTTGTTTCCGAATTACTGTCTATGTATTGAATATACAAGACAATTTCATTTCCCTGTTGCACAAAAAAATCAGGTATTTCTACCTGACCATTTACAACAATTTTGTTTTTTGTCATTTCTGTTGCCCAATTGGAAAATTGTACTTCCGCACCATCCGGAACATCAAGGAATTTTATTTTTTGTCCCTTGTCATACTGATAAAGCATTGGTGATTCCAAAGTATCGTGACCTTCAAACTCAATGGTAATCACATTTTTTTCTTTAATTGCTATCATTCGCTTCCTTCCTTTCCATTTCTTCCCATTTAGATTCATAATCAGCAATCTCTTCCCTTAAGCTGTTAATTCTGTCACGCATGTTCTGTCTTTCTGAATGGAGCTGTTCAATGTCATATGGGATTTCAATGTTCATAAGACTACACTCATAAGATTTTATGATCTTGTAATCTCCATCTGAAAGTTGTTTTTCCAATGAACTTAACTCCATCTTTTTTTCCATCATTTCATCATAGAAATGCATTTTTTTAATGTACACTTCCTCTTCCGCTGTAGCTTCTCGCTCAACTCCTGCATCTATTATTATCATTTGCTCCAACCTCCTAATCGTTCTTTGCTTCATATTCATCTGACAGTGCATTTATTCCTGACATTGTCTTGTTAAATATGATTGACTGCACGTTCTGCCTCGTTATTACAGGATTGCCATCTGCATCAGAGGACCACTTATCAACATCAAAAGTTACGTAATCGCCAAGCTCCAAGAATGGAAGACCCAGTGATTTAGCCTTGAATGGTGCAAACTTAATGGTAAAAGGAATCTTTGGCTCAATCCATCCTTTTCCAACATTGTTTGCCACATCTAATAGCAACTGATAACTTGATTTATGTGAACTGTAAAGTGGTGAGTATGTAATGGCAAGATTATTCTTTTTATTCTCTCCATTTAAAAGTGTGCCATTTATATCCATAACCTTCCAGCCATTGTTTGAATACAAGCTGTCCTGTAATTCTATGCTGTCCTGCTCATACAACTCCGTAATGTTAATCATTCCTGACGGATGATAAAGTTTATTTTTCTTTTTCCAACAATCTGCAAAAAACTCACTTTCAGGAGTCCACGTTGAATCAAACTCACCTGTTGATAAATATTTTACTGCTTTAAATGTTTTTAAAAATTCACCATTAACATTTGAAACCTGAATTGTGTAATAAGATTTACCTGTTTCATCCAAATCGTGCAGCATTACTCTTCCGCTTCGTCTTAATGATATAGTTTTTAAATTTCGCCCAGAATATTTATTTACTGTAATCTCAACTCCAAGTTCTTCTGCCAACTTATCATCAAAAGAGAACTCAATGTAATAACAATTTCCCATCACATCCGGAGTTTGAAACAATACTTTTTCCTGTGGATTAATAAACGAAACATTTGATGTTACAAACCTGTTTGGATATTTAGTTGTATCTATAACTTTTTCGTAATATCCTTCCTCTCCATATGAATCACTAAATTTAACCACATTACCAACGCTATACTCTGTAGCTGAATTAAACTCACCCTTGTAATTGGAATCGGCTGTTGTCGTTCTTTTTTCTGAATTTACAAACTTATAATCAAACTCACCTGTTGTTTGGTCGATAACCCCGCAAACACCATTCATATTGCAAATCCATTGCAATAATTGGAGTGCAGAATAATCTTCCTTGAATGGACCTATTTTTAAATCTATTACATCCATTGGCAAACTAATGTTATAGAAATTTTTCTGATTTATTCCAATTTCAGAAAACAAATCATTTCTTAAATGAAAAACTTGTAAATCATTCGGAAAATATTTTTCAAGTTTTTCAACATATTCAGGTCCATTTATCGTTGGAGCTACACCAGTTGGTGGTATTGTTAAATCTCCTGAAGCCACTTTCACAATATTACAGGCTTGATAAAAACTATCTATATAGTCCTGTTTAAAATGATAATATCCTTTAGTTTCCACATTATTTGAATCAGTATATGTGCCATACACAGTCTGGTCTTTTTTATATGTCGTTTTTAACTTGTATGAACCCTGATAAGAATATGGATCTACCATTCCCATTCCATACTCATCCACCTTATTCATCCAATCCTTAATTGATTTTTCCTGATAATCGTATAATTTATCATAGGCTATCAATTCACTATATCTTGGATCCGCTGCCTGTCTTGTAAAGCTTTCAACCTTTCCCCTAAATATGATAATGTCTTCTGTGTTAGATGTATCAACATAACCATATACTCTTTGACATTCTTCCAATTCATCAGGATATAATTCATTTTTGCAAGCATTCGTCAATTCATATATTTTCAGGTTGCTTACAAATTCCTTGAATGCATCTGTATCTGTTCCTGAATAGCTTATTTCTGCAAACCACCCCTTTAACGGATAGTTACTTCCAATGGGATAATGTTGGGGCATAATAATATCTGTTTTATTATTAAAATCCCGTACCACATAATAATACGGACCTCCAGTGTACCAACATCTAATGGTCATTCTCACACCATCAAGAACCTTTTCTGATGTAAGAATTCTTATCCCGATAAAATTATCCGGTTCTCTTCCAAAAATGTTGTATTTCTTATCAGTTTCATTGTATACAATGTAAGAACTGCTACTTTTGTTCGTTTGATATTTTCTGTTTTTTCATCAGAAACATCATCGGAATAAATATAATATTCCTGGTCAAACTTTACTATGTCCCCTGACTTGTAATTTGTTCCCTTAACCCATTCACCCTTGTAAGAATCATCCTTTACTGACAAAGTGGCTATGATGTCCTGACCTGTAATGTCTGTATCATAGTCAAATGTTGTAAGATTAAACTGAGTTGAGATACAGCCCTGTAGCATCAAATTTGAATCACTACAAAGACTGCCTGTCAAACTCATGCTTTCTTCCTGAATGTTTGCATTTGTGATTGGAGTTAAGTTTGAATTATTTGGGAATGTGATTGTTAACTTCTTTGGAACATTCTGCTCTGTATATGCTCTTATAGTATCTTCATTTACATTTAACATTGGTGCTCCTTTCTAGTACTCTATGAATTCCATCTTTAACGGATTATACAGTAATTCATTCCTCATCTGATTTTTTATTGTATATGAAATATCCGGCATATACACCACAGCGTTTTTGTAGGTTAAATCCTCTGAGTTCCAGTAAGTTATTTTTATTTTTCTTTCAGTTCTGTTAATTGTCCCCTGATTCAGCAATTGTCGTATTTCTTCATATTGACTTTGCAGAAGTGGTGGTGTTTCAAATTCAATCTTTGTTTTGAAATTAGGAGAAGTCTGTCTAATAAGATAATTATTTGTATTTCTGTAAGCCTTAAGTTCAGACCTCTGGTTATCCGTTGATGTATACGTTTCACTTTTTATATATTTCATTGGAAATATTTGGTCCTTTACTTTTAACAAATATCCTTTATACTTTGCCATTTTCTACCTCTTTTCTTAAATCCATACAGGTTTTCCTGTTCTTCTCTGCTCCTGAACCACTTCTTGTTTTACCATGTTGAATACTCCTCTTGAATCCTGCTGAACAATAACATTAACCTGCATGTTTGAAATTGCATTAAGTAAATCTTTATCAGAAATACCTGTTGCATTTTCACCCTGTACCTGTCTAAATGCATCTACAATGGTTGATAATGGAGATTCAATGTTTGTTCCGTGTTTCTGATCACCGACCATAGCCAAAAATGGTGCATTAGGTTTCAAAACAGCACCTTCGGCAAGCGCTGGAACACCACCCATTTTAGGAATTTGAGGTACTGGCAACGGATTGTGTCCCCACATCTTTTCAAATGGTTTCCATTTCATTATTTTTACTGCTCTAATGTTATTAAGCATTCCATTGATTTTATCAAATGGTATGGCCACAACTTTATTAATCCCACCTATCAGGGAGTTAACCACTGATTTAAATACCGAAGCGATTCCAGCCTTTATTCCTGAAAATACTTTTCCACCTGTGCTGAATACATCTTTTACTGCCTGCCAAGCCTTGCTGAATGTATCCTTGAACCAACCTGATACATGTCCGAAACTTCCCTTTATTCCGTTCCAAACATTCTTAAAGAATGCTCCCGGATTACTAAATATGGACTTAATCGCATTCCAAGCACCACTAAAAACTCCCTTAAAGAATCCTATTACACCTGAGAACACATTTTTAATTGCTGTCCACCCTGTTGTCATAACTGTATATATTCCATTTACTACAACTTTTATATATGATGCAACCTTACTGCAAATTGCCACTATTGTATTCTTTACAAAGTCCATAGCTATATTGATTATGCTTTTTATTCCATCAAACACACTCTTAAACACGTTTTTGATTCCGTTCCATGCCTTTTTCCAATCTCCTGTAAACACACCCACCACAAAATCAATTAAACCATTAATGACATTCATTAAGGTTGTAATAACAACGCTGATTACGCTTATAATACCCTGTATCTTGTTCCATGTTGTTTCTATGGTAAAGGCTATTTGTGGCATTGCCTTTTCGATGAACCAGCCGATTATTGGAGATAAGAAATTGAACAATTTTCCTGCAACATCAATAACTCTTCCAATGAATCCAAATATGCTATTAAACATTGGACTAATATAGGTGTTCAACAAACTGCTTAATTCACTGGCAATTCTTGAAAATACCGGTGCCAGAAATGAATTATATCCATCAAGAACATAATCAAATATTGTGGATAAGCCACTTCCTATATTGTCAAATGCCGGCTTTATGTACTGATCATACATTGAATTAATGTTTGTAAAGACTTCCTGAACAAATGTCTTTATTCCACTAACAGCTGTTTCTATTGGTTTGATTGTGTTCATTAAAGCTGTTTTAATTGTATCCGTATTTTCAACAATCGGTGTTGTAATTGCCTGCATAATGTCACGTCCGATTTTCTGGCATAAAACATATAATTCAAGTTGTACAGTTGTAAAAATAGCCAATACATCAGCCACAATTTGCTGTGCATCATCACTTTCAAAAACTGTAAAAATGTCTGCCACTGCTGCACAAAAGTTCGCAAATATTTCTGCTCTTTCTGCTGATATATTTAACATCTCAACTATTTTGTCTTTCAAATAATCCTTATTTTGTTCGAAAAACTTATCAATGCCACCAATCAACATTGTTGCAATGCTTATTCCAATGCTTGCCATTGAGCCCACTATTTTCCCAACGCTTAATGCTATGCTGTCTGCCCAATTACTTGCTGCATCCAACACTTTTTTGTCTGTAAAAATTTCCTTGATGTTCTTTCCTATGTTTATGAGAGCATTTTTTATGACATCTAAACCTTTGCTTTTAAATCCCAGTGTAAAACCTGTCTTGAACAATCCTGCTAATTTCTGAAATTTACCAAAAATCTTATCAAGCCACTTGTTCATTGTTCCCAGTGCTCCATTGCCTGCATCAACATTTGGAGTAATGTCCTTGACTGCACTTGCTCCTGAAGCTGAAGCTGTTCCAGAACCTGATCCTGACGTTCCCGAATCACTGTCATTTTGCTGTAATACATTTAATTCATCAAATCCTGCAAGTCCTCTTGCCGCTTTTGCTGCTTTCTTTGTTGAATCAGTTAATCCATTCATTCCACTTGTGGCTTCATCAGCATTACTTGCCACATCTGACAACTCATTGCTGGTTGATTGTACTGTCGATGAATCATCTGACTTATTCCCGGTAATCATGTCAGTGAATGACTTAAACATTCCTGCCAATGTGGTTAATTTTCCCATTAAGGTGTTAACCAATTTTATTACAGGAGTGAACACGTTAATGAGCCCTTGTCCTATTGAAGCCCTCAAGCTATCAAACTGCAACGACAATAATCTTGTTTGATTCGCCCAACTGTCTGATGTTCTTGCAAAGTCTCCTGACGCATCAGTTAACTGTTTCTGAACAAAGGCATATCTTAAAGCTACCTTTTCCTGCTCAGTCATTTTTGCAGTAGTCTTTCCAAATCCATTCTGCAATGCAAACTGATCCAATGCTGTCTGTGTCATTACTACACCTAAATCCTTGAGGGATTCAGTTTCACCGGTAAACACTGACTTAAGTTTCGTATATGCCTCATCCTGACTAATATTGTAAAAAGATGCAACATCACCTGATAATCCGGTAAGAGTTGTACTCATTTCAGCTGCTTCTTTTTCAGAAAATCCAAAAGCCTTTGACATTGAGCCAAATGTACCTGCATATCTTTTGGCCATTGTTTCTGATAGACCAAATTGAGATGCTGCATTCTTTGCAAACTTGTCAATTGTTCCACTCATTTTGGGAAAAGCCACATCAACCACGTTTTGAACTTCTGCAAGGTCAGAGCCTAACTCCATGCACTGCTTTCCAAAATCAAAAGTTTTCTTTATGGCAAAAGCTGAAGCCAATGTTGCTCCAACCTTCTTTGCCATCTTTCCAATTCCTGACAACTGAGAATTGAATCCACTTTGGTTTAATTCCAAATCAAGAGCTATTGCTCCTACACTTTCTGCCATAATAAACCTCCTTTCCTACTGCCTTGATAATTCAGAAGTATTTAATCCTGCCATTTCCCAAAAGACTTTCTCGAACATTTCTGAAGCTTTTTCTGCTTCCTTCTTATTACCTGGTCTCTTTGCCTTCTTAAGCCTGTACTCGTTTCTAATTCTCTGTTGGTCCTTAGTAAAATTCTTTAATACTTCACTGTCATCTTCTGCTCTTATTGAAACAATTCTGCCCAAAATGGTATTAGGCCCAGTCCGATCAATAGACTTTTAAATTCGCTCCAACGCATATCTTTTATGTCACGTATTCTTAATCCATACTGCGTTGTAAATGAAGCTACTATTAAATCAAAATCATCTATCAGGTCATAATAAGGATCTACTCCCCCGAATTTTTGTCAGCATCATCATTTCCTGATGCAAGTTCAACTGCTGCCATCACAACTTTCTGATAGTCAGAAAAACTGAGTTTCATTTTTGAAAGCTTTTCCTTTGAATCATCTGTGAAAATTATTTTGCAAAGTTCTTCAACATCCTTTGCGGTTGGTCTGTCAGACACCAATCCCATAACCTTCAACATATTTTCTGCTGTTGCATCGATCTCTAATTCTGTATCCTTTATTTTTAATCTTGGATTATCCTCAAACGCTAATTTATTTGTAATATCTATTATTTTTGACATTCTTATTCCTCCTAAAAAAATAGAGCAAGTCAACTAATTCTGCTGACCTGCTCTTGTTCAATATGATTCCAAATTAAACTGCCGGTGTAACGGTCGGTTTTCCATTTGACATTACATCAAACTCTAATGGTGCCACATTTGTGCTGTCTCCTGCACCTAATGCTGTAACATTGTATACTGCATTTTCAAATAATACTGTAGTACCATCCTTAAATGTCCACTGAAAAGCTCCTTCTGCATATCTTCCATTCTTAAACGCTTTCCCGGCAACATAATCATTACCAGTATCTCCAACATTTCTTTTTCCGGTTACTGAAATTGTTAATCCCTTGGATGTCATTAATCTTCTAATCCAGCCCTCTGTATCCATTGGAGTCCATTCTTCAACCCCATTGTCAAAAGATACAGAGTAAGATTCCATGTCTGCAATGCTTCCAAGGCTTGCCTTATCAGCTCCTACCTGAAACTGATTATCATATACCGGATATACTCCTGTTGCTTTTGCCATGTCTATTCTCCTTTCTCTACCTTGTAATAAAAATCTACTTCTATTACTCTTTCATATATGTTGTTATCATCAGTACCAACATCTATTGGCTCTGACGATAATAGACTTACATAAACTATTTCAACATTGTTGATAAGTATGTTTCTTGCTTCTGCCATTTTTCTGTACAATTCAAAAGCCTTTCGCTCTGTATCATCAGCATCATTATTCCAATGAATCAGTAATGATACAGGTTTAACCTCATAGCTTTTTAAATCACCATAGCAGATTCTTGGCGGATTACTTGTTTTTCGCTGATAAACACCCAGTGACTTGTCCTGTTTATTGTCAAGCTTGCCAATGTAATAATGTTCCGCAACATTAAATGTTTTCAGCCAGTCCTTAATGTCCTTTAAATAAAGCACTATCATAATCCTCCATTTCTTTTATATAATTTCTTAAATGTGTCTCTTGCAAAGTTCTGTTTTTTGCCTCCTGCCAAATAATCCTCAAACCATTTACCTCCGGCATTTGGATTTTCTGCAGTACTAAAGTTGTATTCAGGATGATAATAAAGTCTTCTTGCGTAAGGAGTACTTGAAACAATCTGCACCCTTCCCTGATTACTTTCCTTGTAATCAACAAATGTTTGCGTGTTTTGCAATGTTCCCTTGTCAAAGGGCATTACCTGTGATTGCTTTAAATCACTTTGAACTGCATCAGCAGTCTGCTCTAGTGAAGTAACAGCCGCTGTACTTAGTTTTTTTATCACTCCCATGTTTAACTTTACTCTTGATTTTGCCTTTATCATTTAATTCAACTCCAATAATGTAAAATTAACTGTCCCATCAGGGTTTCTTGCTTTTGTTCCCTGATAAATACTTCTCTTAACTCCAAAGACCTTGACATACCCACTGCTTATGACTGACTGTTTAGGACATATGTCTCCGTCAAAATAGGCTTTTCCGTCCAATGTAACAATCTTCTGTTCTGCAGTTAATTTTGTGTATGCCTTATCCTGATAATTACACTTTAATTTCTTCTGACACACAATAATGGGAGAGCCTGTTTCTGACAAGCCCTCTCCATAAATCACCACTTCCATTTCAGTGGTACACATTCTGTCTGGAACTAACTTGGGATATTTCATTTAAACACCTGCCAATCCTGTACATAATCCTGTCTGACAAAGCAGAGCATATAAGTCTTTGCTTATTGCCACTCCGTTTTGAGTATAAACATTCCATGTATTTCCAATGCTCATTGACACACCATTAAGTGAATAACTTGAAAGAACCGATTGTATTAAGTCCTCATTCTCATATTCAAAATCGGCAAGCCTACAAGTTACTTCCCTTATGATATCCTTCTGAAAAGTTGTCAAATTATCAAATCCATATCTGTTAATCCTGCCAAATGTTAATGAATCAATGTGTCTGCTTGCCTGTTTAAGCTTACTTGCAACTTTTGTCTGTTCAATGCACCTTGAATCAGAAATTCCCAAGTAATCGCTTAATGTTGCATATGGGAAGTAAGCCATAGGCTCACCCCCTATTCAGCTTCAGCACTCTTGATTTTCTTGATAATTCCTTCTTTTGAAGTTGCGTTACCTAAATCAATGCTGTGCTCAGTTGCATATGCCTGCAATTCTTCAACTTCCATCACAGAAAATTTATCACCTTTAACTTTTTCAAGCTGAGCTTTTAACTCATCTCTTTCTGCAACTACCTTCTCATATTCGGAGTATGGAACTGTAGCCTTAGGTGAACGTTTTAAAAGTTTTCCTTCCTCGTCAAAAATGTCATATCCCATTGCAAGATATGATTCCATTTCCACTTTGGACACTGTATAAACCTTATTTGCTTTTTTGGCTGTCATAGTTCTTCTCCTTTCTAGGCTGTCTTTGCGTGAATGATGCAGCCATCTTTCATAAGCTCATCAATTGCAAATGTTCCGTTTAATTTTCTGTTCTGATAAACATAATTGTCAGCTGTTCTTGAATCTGTTCCCGGTTCAAATACTGTGATGTAGCTATATTTGTCTCTTGATACCTGACACTCCGGATCAATTAAGATATAGTCCATCTGAACAGCTGAACTATCTGCAACACATCCATTTGTAAAGTTATAAGCACTCTTAAATCTTGCCGATGGAACTTCCTTAATCATTCCAATGTCATCAATGGAATGAACTCTTCTGTCAATTCCCTTTGCTCCACTTACTTCAAGTGTTCTCTGAATGCCCTCAGCATTCTTAAGTAACTTATAATAAGCTGGTGTGCAATAAAGAATAACTCTGTCAAGTGGAACACCTGCTTCTGTCATTGCCTCAAGGTTATCATCAAAATCAGAAAGAACATTAGCTGTAGTTAAAGCTTCTGTTTTAACTTTTGCTCCTACTCTTTTAGCTTCTGTGTAAAGCTTACTGAATGTGTAACAATCAGCCTCAGGAATAGCCTGAGTTGTCTCAAATCTTTTCTGAATGTTTGCTATTGAAACCACCATGTTTGTTTCATCAACATCCATTGGATCTATAGCAAACTCAATGTCTCTGTCGTGGTCCAATGTTTTTGTTTCATATTCATTTGAATATGTACCTGCGTTAAAACCTAAGTTGCCTCTTGAATGATCCTTATAACCACTTACTGATAACTTAGGAATCTTTAAGTTTTTTCCATTCACAATCTGAATGTCTGAATTTGAATTATACAAATCCACAGAAACCTGTGACTGACCATATAATTCTCTTAAAATGTTGCTGAAAATATCAGCGTACTGTAATGCTGCCATGTATTACTACCTCCTATTTTTTCTTTATTCCAAAAATGCCTCTTAACAAGTCATCCTGGTTCTGATTGTTGTTATTGTTTGGAGCACCAATGGGTTTAAATCCCTGATTGTTTGTTTCTCCATTTCCTGCCGGCTTTAATGCCGGAACATCTTCTAATACCTTGTTGATTGCAGCTTTTACTTTTTCTGCATCAACTGTTCCATTCTCTCCTGCCACATCCTTAAAATCAGCCATCTTGATTACATATGGAATCGACTTTGAATCAATGCCAAGTTCAACTGCCTGTAATGTTGCAGAATTTTCAATTGTGAGCTGTAAATTTCTGCTCTGCTCCTGTGCAAGCTGTGTCTGCATTCCTGCTACGTCAGGTTTATTCTTTGCTCTCTGTTCCTTGTAACTGTTAATTGCCTGTGTTACTTCATTTTCAGACATTCCCTGCTGCTGAAAGAACGACCTTAAAGCCGACTGCTCAGCTCTTGCAGTTCTGCTATTAACAATTCCGTCAAGCTGTTCCTGAGTGTATGTTGCACCCTGATTATTGTTTCCAGTATTCTGGTTACTGTTACCATTTCCGGCATTATTATTCTGGTTGCCGTTACCCTCTCCGCCTTCTCCTGAACCTTCTGCAAAAAATTGAAGGTTCATGGGCATTTTTCCTGTTTCTCTTGATCTCAACATCATTACGTATATTCCTTTCCGTTTTAGCTCGTCAGCTTATTCCGAGAGTTTTAAGCCATCACGTTTTGGGCATATAAAAAGCACCTACTTACTTGTAGATGCCTTTGGTTCGTCTTTTTCAATTACTGCGCCAATTCTTAATAAATACTCCTTGCGCTCTTTTGTTTTTGCCCTAACCTCATCCCCTGCTTTTACCAAGGCAAGGTTGTTTTCCTTGTCATAAAAATTGATTTTTGCGATTAACATTTGTTACCTCCTTATTACTTTCTTATTTTGTTGCATAAAAATACCACCTAGCAAAAACTAGATGGTATCTATGCCATTGGCCATTCTTTCATTTTTTTCATTTCTTCTTCAGATTTTTTTATTGCTTCTTCAATTTCCTCTGGACTTCTGTCTGTTTTTACAATATAATCTCTTTCCTTAATTATGCCAGTATCTCTTTCCATTCAATAAGCCCCTCCTTTGAAAGTTCTTGTAATGCCTTTTCTTGCGCTTCTAATATAGGTAAATTATAATTTTTCCCCATATATTTGTCAACTTTATTATCTAAATATGTAGCTGGAAATGGTTTATTTCCTACCTTATATTTAAAAACTTTTAAATCATGTGTAATTACTAATCCAAAATCATATTTTCGATATCCAGCAACTACAAAATCACTACCAGTTGGCAATATATTTGTGGGATGATTGTGTATTCCTATTTTTGATGGCATTTGCCTTATCAATTCAATTTCTTCTTTATTTAATTCTACTCCTAAAATATTGTTACTATTCGTTTTAGAAAATAATTTTTTTCCTGCCTTCTTACTAATAATATAAAGATCTTCTCCATCAGTTCCATTTCTATGAGTTAGCATAGCTTTTGCATATTTTCTTAGAGAATTGTTTGTTGCTGAATCATTAGTTAATTGGTTAAATTTCTTTCCAAATTCTTTCTTCATTTTAATCAAATCAACATTATTATTTCCAACTCTTTTACTATTAAATTTCCCACTTTCTGCAACCTTTTCTATATTTATGCCATTTGAGAATTCTTTTATATTATTCCATTGATTTGTTCTAGTCGCATACTTTTTCTTATTTTCTTCATCTAAAGAATAATTAGATAACCTATCAAACTTATCTACATTCCTTTGTATCAATTTGTCCCTGCTTTCCTGTTTCTCTGCAATAATAGCCTGTTTCATTTCTTTCTTTGTTACCTTTTCAGGCTCTTTAGAAATTCCAGGATAATATGTACTATGACCATCATTGCAGTTAGGATGATATAAACCTCCTGCTATCGCCTGAGACATTAACGGATATGGACCGTCACTTGCTTTTCCACCACTCCAAACATCATCTATCAGTATCTTTCCAATCCATTTTGCACATTTTGAACAAGGTAAACCTCTCTTATGGACCACAACTGTGGAAATTCCCCACTCCTTACGTTTTTCACCTTCACCCTGCAAGTATGCTCTGGTATTAGCTGTTCTTAATGCCATTCCCGCATATGAGGCTATGTTAACTCTTGCACCATTCTTGTACTGAACACAGTTAATGCCACGACTTAGAAAATCCTTTGTAGCCATGTCCACTGCCTTTTCATATGTTCCTGCTCCGGTGTTGAAATACACCTGTGCATTGAATATTGATTTTCTGTACTGGTCATTTGCCATTCTTAGCATTGCAGTTTCAGCTCTATGCATAGAACCATTTATTTCACTTAATAGCGCATCCAGTTTTCTATCATTGACACGAAAAAAAGCACCCTCAATGGTGCTTCCTGCTTTATGTGTTAACTTTGCCCCTTTTTTAATGGCTTTTAGAATGTCTATTTCCTGATCTGTTGCTCCTGCTTTTCTGTGCTTTATGATTGATTCAGTGATTTTTCTGTTAATGTCAGAAAATCTTTTTGTAAACTTCTTTTGATTTTCCTGTTTGTACTTATTCAGAGCTTTTAACTGTTCAGCCTGCCACGATGTCCAATTATATCCCTCTTTTGTTTCCTCTGCCCTATGATTTGACAGATTTCTCATCATTGAATCAATCAACTCATTTTCAATGGCTCTAAAAGCTTCCTCAATGTCATAATCTTTTGGCATTTCTAATCAACTCCGTTGGCATATACTCTAAAGCCAGCTTTCTTAAACTGTCTTTTCAAATTTTTTACCTGTGTGATTGAACTGCATTTATCATTACGCATTTCAATCACTTTGTCCTTTTCCAAAGCATATATACCTCTAGGTACCTGCTCACTTGCCAGTCTAAGCAAATTCATTGCCTTATTCTTCGACATCTGGTAAACCTTTTTCCCCACTATCACCTTCATCTGTATTTTCTCCTTCCAAATTTAAAGCCGGTTCTTCCTCTTCTGCTATTCCCTGCTCTGCTTTTAATCTTGCAACCTCTTCCTTTTTCCATTCCTCATCCTTTGTATCTCCATACAACTCATCAACGGAAGCTTCAACGCTCATAATCCCCTGTGTCTTAGCCTTTCCAACAGTCTCTACCTGACTTTCAAATGATGGATTTGCATACTCACTGAAGTCTATTGTACATTTAACTTCTGTTGGCACATTGTTCTGGCTGATACTAACAACGTTAAATACTTTCTGAATGAATAAAGGTATCTGATCTTGTAATATGTCCACTATGTTTCCTCTTGTGTAAAGAGTTGTTTTTTCCTTTTCTCTCTGTGCATCCGCATTATCCAGCTTCTTGACATCAATTCCCAATGTACTTGGACTGATTAATCCCTGCAGACACAAATCCAATGCTGTAATGTATGTGGCAAGATATGAATCGTGCGGAATTGTCGGCTGTGTAACCTCAATCTTGTTCTGTGCATTTTCAGATAAATCATCACCACGCTTTATGTATGAATTATCAAATGCATTTGGCTTAATTATTGCCCCGCTTTCCGGATCTCTTGGCAGTAATGATTCAGGAATCCATTCCTTGCTTCTGCCCTTTCTTAGAGCATCCATCCACTGACTCCAAGCTTCATCCAATGCGTCAAAATCATCTGTTTTCTTGTCAAAGATTGACTGTCCTCTTCCTTCCCACTTTGGATTTTCTCCAAATTTAATAGGATGTGCCATAATTAGTGAGCTATCGAATCCCACATCAACCAAATTGCTCAACACTGGAATAATTCCCAAAGGAACTTCCATATTGTCTGTTGCTCTGTAAAGCTTGTATTTAATGTACCCATATCCGTAGTGTTCCTTTAACACATACATTACCTGATTCTGCTCATATTCTGTTGTAAATACTACTTCTTGTATTCTTCCCCTGTTATAAACAAAATCAACCTTATCAGAACCATAAAACTCTATGATTGGATACTTACTTATGCTTTCATCAAGTGATATTTTAAAGGCACCATCTCCAAGAATAAGCATCTTTGACACTGCCTTTTTTAGAATGCCCTTAAAGTTATTGTCCTTCGATATTTCATTCCATTCTCTTTTGTCTGAATCCTTACTGAATGAAATCTGACTAAAATCATTAATGACAATATCTGTTAATCGGTCAACAATAATCCCTGGTAAGCCTGTATGTATTTTTCTTATCTCTCTTCCAACAGTTGAACGTGCAGCCCAAAACTTCACACCATCTGAACCACCTGGAATGTTTTGATAAAACTGTGTCAGTTCGTAGCTGTCACCACGATACCAAATAAGATTTTTCACACAATTTCCATCATAATTAAGTAATTCCCTAATGTTAAATGTCTGTTTTGGTGCGTCCTGTATTCTTAAAAAATGTCTTATTCCATCTCTCATCTTGTCCATTAACCTCATTCTTTGATTACTCCTATTTTCTTTCTGTAAGGAATCCAGTTATACTGAACAGAGTTAACCATGTGGTCATTTCCATCTTCCGGTTCCTGATCCTTTTCTTCCTTCCAAGAATACTTTTCCAATTCCTTTACGTATTCCTTACAATTCTCAACAATTAAAAAACTTGGTTGAATGTCCTTATTGTCATTAAAGTTCATCCATCCAAGTTGTAATATGATTCTGTCTATGATTTTCACAGCTTTATATGCAGCATTAAATACATATAGACACTGTGCATGTTCCCTTTTAAACTTATTTAATTCCGTGATTGTTGCCGCATCAGCAGAATCAATAAATGTATGCTTTGCAAGCCCCCATTCTTTCCTGTTTCTTTCCAAAAAATCATAATAATTCTTTGCAGTATCAGATGGAGCTACCGGAGTTCCAATTTCGGCATTGTTGTAAACTCTCTCATCCAGAAGAATGTATCTGCCCTTGTTTGTAATTCCTGCAAAACTCATTGCTATTGTGTCAGGGCTCTTTGTTGAATAAGCTGTATCCAGTCCACTTGTGAATATTTCAAACCATTCTCTCTGTTCCTTATTTGACCTGTTTCTGATGAATTCTTTTGCTTCATTAACTGTAATTACATGATGTCTTCTGTCAAATATGCTAAATACAAGTCCTGTAGCCTTTCCTCTAAGTCCCTGTATCTTGTTTTTGTACATCTTTGTTCCTACTGGAACTGCATCAATCTTATCCTGAATGTCCTGCTCTGTTAAACTGGCATTATCATAAAAAGTAAAATACCAATGAACCCAGCCGACTTTTTCAGGTTCATTTAACTCTGCCAACAATTCTTCCGGATAATCTTTGATATATTTCTTTAATGGTCTGCTGTGATTAATAAACTCCTTGTACACAAGCAAATCAGGACTATCCGGGTTTGATGTAGTCATCATATACTTACATCTATGAGATATTTCTCTTAAGAACTCCATATCAGCTGTATTAACTTCATCAATGTACACGCAACCCTGTTGTGAACCTAAGACCTTTTTCCAACGTGCTTTATTATCATAACCACACACATATATTATCTTTTCACCATTTGGTGTCTGATACTTGATATGTGAAAGTCCAATTCTACCCTGACCTTTAGGATAATATTCAGCCAAACCATTAAACTGATCTAAAAGGCCTCTTTCATTGTTGATTACATTCTTTTCAACTGTTCCAAGGTCCGCCCCGGCAATTACATGATACTTAATGTCACTCTTTGCCACCATGAGCATAAACTTAAATATTCCTACTGTAGTCTTCCTGCTGCAGTAGTACCTTCAAGAAAATCTCTCTTGGTTTCTGTCAGAATAAATTCCTTAAATTTAGGTGATAACTTTAACAATATTAATCACCCTCTCTTACAGGCTTAATCTGTTCCAATATGCTGGCTATGTTATCCAATTTCTCAGCTTTCTTTTCCTCTGCCTCATTGTTTACATCAAGCTTATCTGTATACAACCCATATCTCTTACCAAGAAGCTCAGCTGCTTTATTTGCATCTGAAACTCTTGTTGGTATTTCAATTATTTGTGGAATCTCTTCCTTTACTGTTTGCTTTCTCATAGTCCCTTTTTCATCAGGAACATACGTAGATGTTTCTCTGCTCAAAGTAACCACAACGTTTTCTTTATGTTCTCTTCTCATTACTGATGTGAGATATTCTAATACTTCTTGTGCATCTGCTGTTTTTTCATTATGCAATTCAGCCAACTGCTTTTCTATGTACTCTTTAATCTCCGGCTTATTCATAAGTCTTGAAGCAGCTGCAGCTGCAACATTATCATTCTTAACACTTGGATATGCCTTTTTGTAAGCCAATGTTTTGTTAAAGTCTGGATCCGATAAAAGTTCATCACAGAATTTTTGTTCTTTAATTGTCACCGCAACCGCTCCTTTCTTGATTTTAATTGTGTAGTCAACTTATTACACATTTTATTTTTCCCCACGAAAAAAGACAGCCTTTCGACTGCCTTTTCCTTGTTTTACCAATACAATAATTGGAGGATACTATTCAGATAACAGAAGTCCCTTCTGTTCAACTTCTTACTCTATCATTTTAGCACTGATTAATGTGACATTCTATGACACGTTTAAAACCGGCTCAATATCTTTCAATGCATAGCCATGTAGTCTTAATACATGCCTGTAAGATATATTCATTTCCAATGCTATCTCTTCCCACTTCTTGCTCTGGCAGTATCTCTTGTACAAAATCTGCTCGTATTCAGGATTGTTTAACTTCTGTATGTTGATTATTACGTTTGCTCTGGATAAAGCAAATTCACGCATCAAATCATTCCACTCACATTCCTTTTCATTAATCTTGCAGATTGTTTCTGCCATCTTATCCTGTGTTCCTGAAGACAGTACCCTCTCGCCCTGTTGGATTGCTCCAGTACTCACCACCATTTCCCTTAGGGTATCTATCTCTTCTTTTAGAATTTTCATCTTAGATTCAAGATTTCTAACCTGATTCAAGTATTCCTTTGCTGTCATTTCTTCCAAACTCTCAATCCTTTCTCTATTTTTCTGCATAAAAAAACCAACCACCGAATATTGGTAGTTGGCTCTTTTTACTAATTTTTAGTGTTTGATGTTAACATTTAAACAAATATCGTTCGTGTTAAAGTTAATTTTACTATAACCTTTACCATTTGTTCCATTGATATAATCATAATCAAATGAAACCAAATCATCTTCATTTGTAGTGTAAATGGTTATATTATTTTCACTAACCTGCACCTGTGTTATTTTTCCATTAAATGAAACATCTAAATTTTTTCCAGAAGAATTTCTTAACCTGAAAATAACAACACGCTCATTTTTCACTGCATCATCTAATAACGGTTTAGCTTCTACAATATTCATAGTGTTTGTCTCCTTTCTTTAGTTTTATACATTTATTGTATAACACCATTTTATCAGAAAGGATTTTGGCGCAATTTTTGCAGATATAAACTACCAATATTCAATTATCAATGTACCTTTGTTTCTAATCCTTATCCTGCAACTTACATATCGCCCACAAGACGAACACTGCTCCAATTACCATAATAATAGCTATTGTATTAATAATTGCCATCTAATCACCCTCTTTCATAAATACCAACCAATGTGTCTTTGCTCTTCTGTTTCCCAATATAGGTTTTTGTGAAAACAATGGTAGTATTTCCGATAGTTTTATTTGCTCTTCGTTCCACTTAAATATCAAAGTACCATTAGGCTTTAATACCCTCATACACTCTGAAAATCCTTTGCTTATATCTTGTCTCCACGTATCAGATAATTTTCCATACTTTTTGGCCATCCACGAATTTTCACCTATTTTCTGTAAGTGTGGTGGGTCAAATACCACCATAGAAAAACTATTGTCCGTAAATGGAATGTTTCTGAAATCACCTATTATGTCAGGTTTTATTTCTAATTTTCGGCCATCACATAAGACATCTTCTAATTCTCTACAATCCATAAATGTTACTTGGGGATTATTTTTATCAAAGTAAAACATCTTACTACCGCAACATACATCAAGTATTGGTGTTTCCATCTATTCCGCCACCTTTCACGATTTCTATTGCATTCTCTAAACCTAAATCATAAAATATTTCTTGAATTGTGCCTCCAAATCCTTTATTATTTTGTTTTTTACCTAATTGCTCCACCACCTTATCCACGTCATAGGCTGTTGGCTGTTCTTCAACTGCATTTATACAATCTTGAATCACTGCACTTACGTGTATACTTTCAATATCTTGTATATCAATAGGGCTTTGCTGTAACATAAAATCATTTAAATGTAAAATTAATTCGTCCGCATCTATTAATCTCATTCTAATCACCACGCTTCTATGTCAAATTCTTTTCTTTGAATTTTTGTATTACTAATCTTTTTATAAATATCAACATACATTTCATCCTTGTCTCTGTTGTATGTAACTTCTGCGTATCTGTCACCCATTGGCTGTCCCCAAATAGTACACTTCTTATAACCTAATTCGTGCGCAAACCACACTAGGTCTAATTCGCTAATGTTAATATTTTCGTTTAATACTTTAATCACTGCATTCTTTGCAGCCTTTTCAAATTCGTAACTTGTCATTCCTCTCACTCTCCTTATTCTGGTATTCCGAAGTTCTTATATGTTGCTGAAAAACTAAATTGTTTGCCACACTTATAGCAGGTTTCAGTTATGGTATACATTTTTTCTTTGTCGTTACAGTAAGTTTGTGTTTCCCCTGTTTTAAACTTATGTCCTCCTGTTAGCAAACACATTATTCTATTCATCCTCTTCTCCTTTTAGTTTCTTTACGATTTCTTCAATTTTTGTAATAGATATTGCATATTCATGATAATTTGTCTGCCCATTATCATTTAATAAAATAATCTCATTCTTTTTGATTTTAGCAAGCATATCATCAATTGCTTTTTTATATGCCTTTTCACAAAATTCTTCTGCTACATAATAATCTACATATTCATCATTAAATGCTGTTTCAACATTACTCCATAATTCACGTTTTAATTCTTTTAATCTATCTTCCATCTTCCTGCTCCTCTCTGTATGGCTCTGGTAATGGTTGCCAAGCAATAATATCAAATACACTTTCATAGCCATTTGACCAACCGTGATGATAATATGACACTCCTATCATTCCATCTTCATTAGTGGTTAAATATGCTTTTGCTTCTGGTTCAAAAGTTTCAGGTAATCTTTCATTACATAGAATCCAACTATTGTTTGCAGTTTTTTCAAAGTTAAAATCTTTTTTGCATTCTTCGTAACCTTCCTGATGAGCTTTGTATATTTCTTCTTCCAACAACTCTTTCACTGCGTACAATCTCCACTCATCACCATCTTCATACAAATCCATTGGTGCTTCTTCTGGAACATTAAATTGAATTAAATACTCTCCAAAATAGTAAGATTCTTCCATCGCTTCAAATGCTTCTCTAGCTGTAATCTTTCCACGCTTTTTAGTTAGTTTAAAATATTGCGCATTTTTAGAATCTAATTCTTTTGTAATTCTGACCTTTGCCATACTGTTTCCTCACTTTCCGCTAGTTTTGCGTAATTCCAAGAAGAGCAACTATCTTCACTCTTTACCGTAAATGACGTACCTCCATCATCCCACGCATATACTGTCCCATTTTCAAATTTTGCAAAATGACGAGGAACCCACGTTTTTTCGTCACCATTACTATCTGTTTCACAATCTCTTACATAAATCGGTGTATCAACCTTGACTTTCGACCAGTCAACTTCTGGCTCTTTGTATTCTGAGAATAGCCAATTTAGGGCTTCACCAGAACAAAAGTCAATATTGTTATTAAATAAACATTCGTTACACAGCAAACTACTATTACAGATACGTGGTTGTCCTTGTATTAGTGCTAATCTATCAATGTCTATAACACATAATTCCACTAATTTATCTTTATATTTCTCAATATTTAACATTTCTCTCACTCCTTAACATTTCTTAACATTTTTGTCCTTTAGTTCTAAATTAAATCAAATATATTCATCTGATTATCATCCTCATAGACAAGCATTTCATTCTTAGCTCTTGTATAGAAATTCTTGTCTATCTCGAATCCAAACGCTGACCTTTTCAGCTCTCTTGCAGCTCTTAGTGTAGATCCACTGCCACAGCAAGGGTCGATAACAACATCGCCCTCATCTGTAAAGATTTCTATTAATTGCTTCAATACAGTTACAGGTTTTTGCGCTGGGTGTAAA